GGTTATCTAGAGTGGGTAGAGCAAGAAGGCATTGATGCCGAGCTTGAGATGATCTCTACTGAAGAAATTCTTGAGCGTCCAATGATGGATGGTCGAGTAGTCCTCCAGGGAAAAATTGACATGCGTGTTCGTCGTAAGATTGACGGTGCTCGTATGATCCGTGACTTCAAGACTGTGGGCGGTTCTTTTGCAGACTTCGGTGCTATGGCTCACATGAATGAGCAGGTAAAGACTTACATGCTCCTAGACGAAGTCCAAGAAGGCGAAACAGGGGAGCGCACTGACGGTGCCATCTTTACAATGCTTCGTAAGGTGAAACGCGGTGCTTATGCTAAGCCGCCGTTCTATGACCAGATTGAAGTTCGTCACAATAGGTTTACACTCCGTGCATTTCTAGAGCAGCTAGAAGGCACTCTTGCAGATATGCTAAATGTCCGAGATGCTTTGGACGAGGGCGAGAGCCACTTTAAGCATGCTTACCCGAAGCCAAGCCGCGACTGCAAGTGGAAGTGTCAATTCTTCGCTATTTGCCCGCTATTCGACGACGGTTCCGCCGCCGAAGCAGCACTTAGCGATGCGTTTGAGTCATCCGACCCATACGGTTACTACGGAATCGAAGAGAAGGGAAGTGAGTAAATATGTCAGACGTGGAACGCAGTTTAACAATTATGGTTTATGGCGAGTCCAAAGTTGGTAAGTCCAGCTTCGCAGTCACGGCACCTTACCCACGCCTAATGCTCGATGTTGAGGGAGGCCACCGCTTCCTACCAATCAACATTAAGTATTGGGACCCCCTAACTGAAGAACCGCCACTAGCAGATGGTACTTGGGACACCGTTGTAGTCAAAGTAAACGACTATGACGTTGTCATGAAGGCCTTCCAGTGGCTTCAGTCAGGGAAACACCACTTCAAGTCCTTGATCATTGACTCCATCTCGGAGCTCCAGGTCAAGTGCATGGATAACATCGCAGGCACAGAGCAAATGAAGATGCAACAGTGGGGCGAACTACTTCGCCACATGGGCGCACTCCTTCGTGATCTCCGTGACCTCACGATGCACCCTACCCAGCCGCTTGAGGCTGTGGTACTGACTGCTATGGCACGTAAGGGTCAGGATGGCGTATACCGTCCTTACCTCCAGGGCCAGCTAGCAATTCAGGCCCCGTATTTCTACGACATTCTTGGCGCAATTACAGTGGAGACGGTACCAAATCCAGATCCAATGCAGGCACCATACAAAGTACGCAAGATGTATGTCGAGCGTACTCCCGAGTATGAGGCTGGAGAGCGCGTACAAGGGCGTCTAGGAAAAGTAGTAGAGCAGGGAGACCTTGGGGTCGAACGCATGCTAGATATGGTCTTTGGAGAGTCCAAGGCTGAAACATCAACTAAGAAAGCGAGTTAATAGGTATGAGTACCGTTAATTTCTCTGAGCTGCTAAAGCAGGCTGGAACTGCAGCTACCAGCACCAACTACGAGCCGCTACCAGATGGTGACTATGACCTGAAGGTTATCGAGGCTTCAGCAACAACCACATCAACTGGAAAGTTGATGTTCAAGGTAACTAACGAGGTTCAGGGCGGTGCTTACGACAAGCGTCGCGTATGGGACCAGCTAGTTGTCTCCCCCGACAACCCTAAGGCTATGAACATGTTCTTTATGAAGGCTAATGCCATGGGCCTAGGCACGCCGTACTGGGAGCAGAACCCGTCGCCAGCTCAGGTTGAGCAGGCTCTTATGGGTCGTGCATACCGTGCAACTCTAGGTACCCGTACGTACAACGGCACCCAGAGCAACGAGATTAAGCGCTACTACCCTGCAACAACTGCTAGCGCTGCTCCTGCTTCTGCTCCTGAGGTAGCATCAGCACCTGCTGCTGCTGCTGCTGCACCAGCACCAGCTCCTGCACCTGCACCTGCTGCTGCTCCTGCACCGCCAGTAAGTGGCGATCAGCCCTTCTAATTAAAGATGTTAGGCGGGGTACATTGGTGCCCCGCCTAACTCATAGGATGTAGTCATGAAAGTTTTGTTTACAGGGATGAGCTCTTCTCACTGTAAAGAGTCTAAAAATCAAACTTTTTTTAAGACGCTTGCCGAGGCATATAACGAGTTTTCCGAAGTTATTTGGTCTGAACCTAAATTGTCTTGGTCAAGAGCCGATTTAGAAGTTTTTGATGAGATTATTTTTGGGTTCACACCACCCACGTCAATGGGGGCAAATCATCTATATGCAGCACTTAAAGTGCTTAATACAATGTACGAGTCCCCGAAACTTAAACTAGTAGTCGACAGCCCTCAAATTTGGCAGTATAAGAACAGTATTAATTCATTTAAAAGAGATCCAGATCAAGTATTTGGCTCTTTCTACTCAAGTAGGAAAAACTATTCGGAAGCCAAAAATGGCAAAACCAGGTCCCACGCGGAGGGGCTAGCAGACAAGCTGTCTTCTGCTCCATGGCCAACTACACTAGTTCCGCAGCTTCCGTGGAGTTCTAGGCAAGATCTTCTCGTTAAGTTGCCATTTATAAATGAAGCCAGCATTGTCGGACTAAATCTTGATTCTTTTCTTCTTAGAAAAGAAACTCCTGAGATAGGCAGAGCTCTCCAATGGGCAGCAGACGATATAAGTAATCCATGGACATCATTAGTCTCTAATACAACTAGATTCCCTCTAATTTCAGTTAAAAATAGCAAAAAACCAAAAGACTTGGAAGCTGAAGAAAGAATTAAAAACTCTCTAGGAATTTTAGTAGCACCTCAAGCTAGAAACACAGGAACTTGGTGGTCTTACAGGTACATACAAGGACTAAACACAGTTACTCCTATAGTAACAAAGTGGCAAGAAAGTTCTATCTTAGGTAGAGAATGGTCATATTTGGCATACCAGATAGAAGACATGCAGCCCTATGAGAGGCAGCACGTTGCTTTTCAACAAGTTAAATCTTACGAAGCTGAAATACCAAACAAAGAATCTATAGTCAATACGCTACAAAACTTAGTGATAGACTTTCAACCGAGAGGAATGTAATGGCAGAAGTAAATTACGAGTGGGTCAAAGAGCAGTTGCAGGCTGCAAAAGTTAAAGTAGGTTCGGGAAAAGCAATAATTAAGTTGCTAGAAGCCTGGGAATCTGTGCCTGACTTGAGCGAAAAAATGATGGAAGAAGTTCTTACTGTGTTTCCTAAACTCGTTCAAGGACACTCTATTGTGGAAGAAGAGAATGAAAATGACTACATGTGGATCAACCTACAACCAGGACAGATCGTTGTCGGAGATGTCGTTCGTGTTAAATCAGATGCTTTCTCAGACAAGCTCGGACCCCTACACAACAGTCGCCGCGGCACAGTGGTTGCAGTCCGCTATGGTGACGTCATCTTTAACGACACCGACGGAAAGTCCCCAGAGCTCAAGGGCGTCCACTACTCCCCATACAAACTAGAAAAGCGCATAAGGAAACCTTAATGAGCGTAGTTAGAACTTCCTTTGAATTTAAAATTTCTGCAGACGATGTTACGGAAGCTAAGCAGGAAGCAATAAAGCGTATAGGCAGTTTCCTAAATCTTCCTGAAGATTCTGTAGAAGATAGCGTAAATCTAGAGCTAAAGGTCTCCTACGCAGAAGCTAAAACACTTGCAGATATTGCACAAAACATGGATGGAACCACATTTGTGGTGACCGTATATGGTTCTGTAAAGCAGAGTGTTGCAAAACCTTTTGGTTTCTAGTTGACAAATATTTAAGTTACTGCTACGTTATAGCTATGCAAACATTTGTACCGCTACTTGGCTCGGCGGATACTGCACAGGTCCTAGACCGAGCACGACTAAACAAGCAGGCCCTAGAGGGCTGGCAAATCCTAATGAACCTTGTGGAACTGGACCCACAGGGCAACCACCGCACAGCTAAAGGCTGGCGTAATCACCCCGCTGTTAAGATGTGGCGCGGGCATGAAGGCGCTCTCACTGTCTACATCGTCAAGATGGTCATGGAGTGGGAGAAGCGCGGCTATAAGTCTACGATTGGCAAGAAAGCTGTCACGACATACATCCAAGCTGTCAAGCTGGGCCGTATCACCCAAGACAGTCACCGCCTACCTGCATGGATGAAAGACAAAGAGCTTTTTGACCAAATAGCATCTAGCCACCGTATGGCACTACTTAACAAAGACTACGAGTGGTATTCGCAGTTTGGGTGGCCAGAAGACACTGGTGCTAGACCAGATACATACGACTACGTTTGGCCAGTAAACTAATTTTGTAATTTACGGTAAAGTTATCTTAAGTCGCATATAAGTTTTATATGTGAGACGTAAGAAGACAATCGCAGAGCCAGTATGGCTCGTATGGGAAGGCGACGATTTTCCCAGAAAAATACACTCCGATTCCGTAGTTTTCTACCTCACGGAGCACATCTATCTTGACCAAGATGAGATTGCCAAGAAGGCCCTCGCTAAGCAGCTCCGCCTCGAAGGTGTGGCAGACTCGCTTGGCGAGGCCTTTCGGCTTATTGACTCAGGTTGGATTAGCAAAGGCGGGTATTACTTTGAGGATGACGATGAAAGATACCCCGTCTACTGCGAGCTAGACAACGAGCTATACGACTGGGATGCCACATTTGTGGAGGTTCCTTTTGTTTCTTAATAGTCCTGACTGGCATGAAGATGCAGAGTGCGGAAAGCCAGAAAACGCTGACAAAATAGACAACTTTTTTGCCAACAAACCTTCTCAGCAATATGAAGCAAAGAAACTTTGCGGCTCTTGTCCTGTGCGTAAGGATTGCGCCAAATGGGCACTGGACAATAAGCAACTTTGGGGCATCTGGGGCGGTCTTGATTACAAACAAATTAGAAATACTCTGTCTGTAAATTGGGACGGACAAGAAATGCGATACAAGCGTTTCCCTTTATGTCCCTATTGCCGAGCAAAAACTGACAAACTAAAGACAGCAACTGTTGAGCGCCCAGACGGAGGAAGATGGGCAACAATGCGTATTGTACGCTGTGACGATTGCCATTTTACTTGGCAGAGTAGAACTAGTGCAAATGCTGTAGATGCCTATCACACGCAAAAAGAGAAAAATTAATCTTTTTGTTCGTAATACCTCATATTTGCCTGAAGTCGTTCATTTTCAGGTTCTAGCTCCAAAGCCTTAGTTCCGTAAATAAGGGCGTTTTCCCTGTCTCCGACGTAATACGACGAGATTGCGGCCAAATCCCATGGGAGGTAGCCCCAAGCAAAAGCTTCGCAAAGGAAGTCAAGTGGCTTTTCTTTGATGTCTAGAGCCTTTTTGGCATATTCCAAGCATTTAGCCCAATTTTGCTCCTCATAGTAGTGCTGAGCCAATTCGACTAAAGCCTCTCTACGCCCTGGAGCTTGAGCAATTGCGTCTAGAATCCATTTTTCACGCTCGGCAGGCACCATCTTGGCTAAATACCTCATGGAAGCGGCTCTCTCTGGGGCCCAAGTGGCTCTAGGAAGGCTCAGGTGGCGTTTAAACTCGACAATTGCTTGGTCATACATACCGTGGAAGAAAAGCTCTCTAGCGTAGTAATAAGCGTTTCTGTCGTCGTCTGGCTGCTCGTCTACAGCCATTTTTAGCAGTGGAAAGTACTGTCCACGTGACTTTGTGTTGTCTGGGTGATGGTGAATCTCTAAGCCAACCCACCCCTGAGTCTCTTTTGTGTCACCATAGGCTCTTAGGACCTCGTGGACGGGGTGTGTCCACCTGTAGCCCTTACGTGCGTGTATCTTGTCACCGCCATACTGAAGACTTGGCACAGTTTCCGCCTCATCCAGCCAATTCCATGTGTATTGATACCTAGGACGTGTCCAGCCATTCTTAAGGGCGTCTACCAAATGCTCCTTCCAACCAGGAAGAAGGATTTCATCCATATCTAAGGCAATACAGTAGTCAATGTCCTCTGGGATGGCCACGAGCGATGCATTGCGGGCATCGTCAAAACGCCAAGGACGCACTTTTACGTCAATTACGTTGATTCCGAGCTTTATTGCAGTTTCACGGGTACCATCCGTACTACCTGTATCTGCAATTAAGAGGTAATCTGCCTCTTTTGCACTTTTGTACCATCTTTCGACAAATTGCTCTTCGTTAAGA